ATGGAAATCCATATAAAAAGAGCCTCCTTCCTTTATTATTGAAAGGCTCTCGGCTCTCTAAAGGCTCTTGGCTCTAATTATTTAATTTATGCACTTAGAACAAGGTTCTTTCTTCAACTTTAATGCTTCATCCTCAGTTGTAATATATGCAGACTTTCCTGCACAATCACTGCTCAAATGATACTTATTCCCATTTAAATTGACATATACTATTCTACTAGTGTCCGTGCTTTCCTGTTTTTCTATAATTGAGACATGTACAGTATCACTTTCCAGATTGTTCTCGATTCCCCTTATCTTAACATTTGTTTCTCCAGGCGACATTCCTCTTACACTTACAATGATTAACCTATCACCAGTGACACTTCTAACATCTTGTAGCAGCACTTTGGCAACATCTTCATTTACATTAATAATTTCGATGTCGTTCTCATCTATGTAATCAGGCTCCACATAGAAAGTCAAATCCTCATGGCTATCTACTTCTAGTGTCATTTCGGTATTGTCATATTGGCTCAATGAGAAATTCTTTACTTGATGAATTTTCTCCTTGCTTGTGTGGCATCCGCTTAATAGACAACAACTAATCAATATAGACATAAGTAAATTCCCTATTATCTTCTTCATACCTTATCCCTTTTCATCATATGTTTACGAAAAACAGCTTTTTACAGTTGCTATTCCGGCATTGGTATTGAAAATTCCGAATTTCCGCACCATCGTTTACCGGGAAATGTTTCTTGTGGCACCAAGGACAGTATACCCACTTTTTTCCATTACTGTCAATCTCAATATCCGCCTGCCCGTCAAATCCGTCTTCTGGAGGATTCATGACGCGGCTAAACGAATCACGTTCTATTGATCCCATTACTTTACTAATGCTCATACTTCACCTCATATCCGCCGATTAAATCGCCCAGGCCATATATTCCATCATCACTACGGTGATACTGATATACTGGACCTACAGGCACATCAACACCATTTGTTTGCATGCTCCCTCTTATAACACCTGTCTCTTGAAATTCTTTACCACACCGGCGGCAACGATATATTACAACTGGATTACTCTTTTCCAAATTCACACCTTACTCTTTAAATTCTCCACAATATTATTACATCTGCTCTCATTCTGACACCGGAATTTTTGGCGAGGAATCCCCGAGCAAAGTGCAATCCTCTTTTTCAACCTCCGGCTCAAAATCAGGGCAATAAGAGCAGAAATTATGTACGCATAGCTGGAATCCGTCCATAATGCCACCTCATTTTCTCAATAAAAAACCAACCACCGTATATTGATAGTTGGCAATTCGAGCATATATTAGTAAAAACGTTTAAAACAATTGATAATATAAGATATATTAAAGATAACTAAATGAAACCTATAAACCACCTCATCTAATTCGGGTAAGCCAGGATGACTTCCTTGTGGATGTAAGCGTTTCCAAAACGCCTCCATATATCCTTTTCCATTTCCTATCCATTCATTTAACGTAACATCTAATATGGGGTGCGAACATTTGGCTAACACCTGCATTGAGGTAGTTGCATCAACACATGATATTTTTACAATATCTTGATTTGTTTGCTCACGTTCTTTTATTAAACCAGCCATTTCCATAAATAAACTTTCAGTAAACGTTCTGAGTTGTCCATTTAGCGCGGCGAGGTTATCATCTAAATAACTTCCTTTAGCTTGTTCATAATGCCCTTTAGTTGTATTAAATCTATATTTCTTTAAAAAATCTAAAATATTATCCTCCTTCTTTTCAATACTTGTATTGTCTGGAAAAACTCTGATTAATGTTCCATTATCAAAATCGATATCATAACCATCAAATTTCAGGTATTTATACAAATCAGGAAATTGATTAAATATATATGTACCGTTATCATTATCATAGCCATATCTATCACATAACGTTTTTATAGCATCTTCAGCTATATTAATCACAATATCGTTTCCAAAATTATCTTTTATTCCTTGATTACTTATTAAAAATTTACGAATCTTGCTCTTCTTTTTTTCAACACTATCTCCTGGTAAAAAGTCAATTTTATCATCCAAATCTTTTTTTATTAAGTACTTCTCTAAGTCCAAATGAAAATTTGGCATGTGATCGACTAATTCTACTATTAACTGTTTTGAAAACATTATAATCTCCCCCTAATATTCAATTATATAGATTATAACGCATTTCTCTCCAACCATCAATATTCAATTTACAATGTGCATAATGTACCTTCTGGGATTCGAACCCAGGATCGCCCGGTTATGAGCCGGGTGCGCTGACCACTGCGCTAAAGGTACAGTGTAGTTTTCCTTTGTTCCGTACAAGGTCGGAGCTTCATTACCGCCGGTCGTAAACGCCTGATTTGCTACCGTTTATCACAGAGTCGTTTGAAATCAGGGAAAGTCAACACATCTCGCGAGGGGATTATCGGATTTGAACCGATTACATAGGTTAACAGCCTATTGCTATACCATCTCAGCTAAATCCCCATAACGGGCAATGGCCCGTTAGTAACATTCTTATCGTGCCATGCATCTACACTATCCTGTTCCCTCTTATGGCCTGCTTCCTTATTGTCGCTTTCGCTTGCCTCCGCAGAATTACGGGCGAGTCCCCGGCTTACTGCTCTTTCAGACCTCTTCCACTTTGGAAGTGCCATGCAGGTGACATATCTGCCAGCTGCGCACTAACTACTCCAAAATGGTAATAACTGATACGCATACTGCATGAACTTACTGTTCCGAAACCTCACTGCAGATTCGCTCCGCATTAACAGCAAACAGCTATGAGGCGAAAGGATAGTAAAACGTCAATGCCCGTTTCCGGGCAAATCCCCACGGGCCAGTGACGGCCTCTGACAAGCATTCAGCTATGGGGAGTTAGTACAATTTGATCACTCTGATGGACTTTTCAGCAATTTACCATCATGGTTGCATTGCCATTGGCCTGCGAAAGAATTTTTAAGTTGGCACTTAGTGATTTAAAATTTAAAAGATTGTTTTTAGTTACACATCTTTCGCTTGGCACCAGCTATACTGGGTGCCTCGACCTGTCCGCTTCATAGGACAATGCATGCCCTTGAAAAGTCCGACTAGGCCGCTCCTTTATGAATCGCACCCATTCAGTGATAAAGAACAGGACAATTCCTAAATATGTAAAAATCATGAGGACCTCTTTTCTCCGTTTACTCCAACCACTTGTTATCCATGTAATAGAATCCGAATACCGCACCGCCGGTTAGAACAATCCAGAATATCCAAAACATCACTGTACCAAGTCCAGAAGTCAACTGATCAACAATCTCATCAATATCCTGATAACCGAGATTTGTTATTTCCCTCAAATCTCCTGAGTACATATTACGGAGCTGGCTTACCGTATTTATGCCAGCACGCTTCAGGCAGACATAAGTACGAACTGAAAGATTCAGATTATCAATGCTGTCCGAGTCCGATTCAATTCCGACAATTCTATTTGCCAGTTCTACCGCCATCTGGTCATAAGGGACTGAACCATCGGTTTCCTGCAGATATCCAAAAATAGAAGACACTAAGGCATTATACCAGTCACCTTTCTGTAGAAATTCTTTCCTGACAATCTCAGCAGCATCTTGGAGACTATCAGTGTTTTCAATACTTTCACTGTTCAGCCACTCAACAAACTGTCTGAAAAAAGTATCTGAAGCAGTTTTCATTATTTCTTCATCG